GAACACCAAATAAATATTGCCCTATAAATGCTCCATCAAAAATATATTCATTAAACATTCCATAATTTTTCCAAAAATGATAATTATATTTTGAAGATGGATATGTAAGTGGAAATAACATATCATCAGGATTATTATTTAAATAATGTTTAAAACAATACATTTCTGACATAAAACTGTTTTTACCAGAAAATACATCCATTAAATTAAGAATATTTTCTAATGATTTATTGTCACGTACATAAAATATTGCGGTATTACACCTTTTATCATCATGATTAAAATAACAATATGGTTTTAATTTTAATGTTGGTAAAAAAATATTTGGATTCACATACATTAATACATCTATTTCCATAAACCATACATTTTTTAAATTATATAATCTAATTAATTCATCTAATAAATAAAATCTTTCATAAGATCTCAAAAATAATTCTTCTCTATCTTGTAAATTTTCTACATACATAAATTTTTTACTTTCTGATATTAAATCAAATCTCATCGATTTTACATACATATATTCAACCCATATAACATTATAATTATCTAAAGTTTTATGTATTTCATTTGAAACATCATCATATATAATATAAATTGAATCTTTAAAAAATAATCTTAATTGTTTTACACATTCTATTATATATTCTGGCATCTTTCCAATAAAACTTAATACAACATTCATGGAATCATTTTTTAATAGTTCAATTTTATTTCTAATACATTCTGAATAATATTTAAATGTAATTTTATCAAAATAATAATCACATTTAATATAGTCAAAATATAAATAATCAAATTTATATGTTTTTAATTCAGACCAATCATCTAATATAATACATGGAATTCCCATTTTTGATATTTTTTCAACAAGTGGATTTCTAATAACAATTGGGATTGTTTTTAACCAAATACATTCCCAAAATCTATGACAATCAATTCCATTACCTTCTGGAGAAATACAAAACTTTGAACTTGCTAATTCATTCAAATAATCTTGTTGATTTTCAAAATGACGATTCTGAATTCCAATTTCTTCCACATATTGTAAACATTTTGTCCGTAAAGTTGGGTTTGTATGAACTTTAAAACTACAAAGTATTTCTTTTGTTTTTATAATTTCTTTTATATTTAAAAAATATTGAATATTACCATGATCCCAATGAGAATTAGCAAGTCCAATTGGAATAAAAGAAACTTTATAATGATGAAACATTAAATTTTGACAAAATATATGTGATACTTTTTGACAATCAATATATGGTTGACATTTTTCAAGAGTTTGATTCTCATCTGAATTTCCAAATATTATTACACATTTATTTTTCAAAAAATTAAGTTTCTTTGCAAAGTCATTAATACGATGACCATAACAAAATAAAATTTGAGAATTTTCCCAATTATAATTTATAGAATTTATATTAATATGTCTATTTTTTTGTTCTTTTATAACTGGATTATAACCAAAAAAATCTTCATCTAATCCAATATAATAATCTGCCATCATTTGAAATCTTTCTCCAGAAGGAATATCATAAATTAATGAAGTTGTCATGTATATAAAAATATGTATATATTTTTATATGCTTTTTATTCAATTATGCGTGTATATTTCTTTCCATCTTTAACAAGTTTAAACTCTGAAACAAGATTTTCATCTAAATTACCTTCAACATTTATAATATATTTTGGATATTTTTTATTTCTAACTCCATCAAATATACCATTATCTTCTTTCTTAACACTAATTTTAAAATTCTTTAATTTGGATTTAATATAATCAACTCTATCTTTAAGATTAAAAGGAAATTCATATGTTGAATGATTCTTCGGAACTATTATATATGTTTTATTATCAACACTATATTTTTCTAAAAATAACATTCTTTCTTTAATCTTCTCACATAATTCTAATCTTGTTCCTGATGGATCAAAATTAACAGCATTTATCTTCTTTGATATTTTTAATAATTCATCTTTTTCAAATGCATTATCACAAACTGCTCCTTTTAAGCTTGTAATACCAATACCACGTTTCTTTTCTGATACTTGTCTTTTATTTCTTAATTTAAATAAATCAACCTTATTTCTATTCTTATCATATTTCATATCTAATATTCCAATTATATCATTTTCATCACGTCTATCATAATATACTTTAACATCATCACTATCAAAATCATATTCATCTAATGATTCTGTAAGTGTATTTTCTGCTTTAATCTCATCTTTGTATTCTTTGTACTTAGGATGCTTCTTAATATAATTATAAATAGATGGATTATTAATTAGTTGTTTATTAAATTTATTTCTGTAGTTTATTGGTGTATTTTCATTTTCATTAAAAGGTTGAAAAATATAATAACCTTTTCTGTAGATGAGATATCCTTGATTATTAAATTTATCTGTTATATAATTATTATAATTGTTAAAATCATTCTCAGTTATAGGTATTAAATAATCTAATGCTTTATACACAAAAAAGTTATCAAATAATTCTCTTTGTTCACCATGAAAACGTTTTTTAATTTTTTCTAATATTTCATCTAATGTATAAACAATCTTAAATCTAAATAATTCTTTAATTTTTTCTAATGTTTCTTCAATTTCTTTCTTAGCATTTTCTGATGTAAATGTTGTGTAATCTAATTCTGATTTAGATATTTTTTTAAATAATTTTCTATCTTTATCATAATATTTTAAGTATAATTTATGATCATAACATTTGAAATCACATTCTTCAAAATCACATAACATTGTACATAATTTTGCATCACCTTTATGTAATGGATTTCTACATCCTTTAGATGCTTCAACTTCTTCTGGGAAAACATTTGCGTGATAGTTAATAGGACAATCTATTGCGGCTTCTTTAATACTTCTTTCAACCTTTTTAACAAGTAAATATTTTAACTCTGCTTTTCTATACAAATCTTCTTCACTAGATAAAGTTCCTGATTTATCGGTATCTGATAAACTAACAACATATTTATAAATCTTAACTTCTGGATATGGATCTTCTTCAGTCATTACACGATAATGTTTACATAAACGGATTGCTCTTCCAATAACTTGTTGAACTCTGGCAAAGTTATAATACACATCTAAAATATGTACAGCTCTTACATTTTCAAGTGTAATACCTTCGTTCATTACACGAGATCCTAGTATTAATTTAACAAACTTACCTTCTTTATTTTGTAAAGAATTAAAAATATTTAACAATCTTTTCTTCTCTTCTGGTTGAACAATTTCTTCTTCATCTGCTGCTCCTGTAAAAGCCATAAATGTTGCTGGATAAAATTTTTCATTTGGAAATTTCTTTTTATAATCTCCATATAATATTCCTGTTTTATAATCTCTTATAGAATCAGTTAATGCATATAATCCATCATCTCTAAATTCTAAATATCCATTTACTTTTAATATTTCTTGAAATAAATCAATACCAACTTTAACTAAATTTGAATAAACAAATTGAGTTTTTGAACCTTCTTTACCTTCAACCATATTATTTATATTTATTAATGCTTGATAAAATTTTGATGAAAATGTTTTTAAAACAGATTCATGTAAAATAAGACCAGTAATTGTATTTGAATCTGTACTTTCTCTTAATATTTCATTTAAATTTGTTATTTTATTGTTGAAAAATTTTTCATTTAATTTTTTTAAATATAATTCTCTTGATGTTTTTAATTGTGATAAAACTATATTTATACCTTCTTTTGAATATGCTCCAATAATAGTTTTTTTGTCTTCGTCCATGACTGGAAATACAAAGTTTGCACTAGCAGTTGATTCTTTATCTAGAGCATCTTTTGAATATTCCGCAAGTGTTTTTAAATACACTACTTTTTGAAATGGACTCATATAACATCTTGTTACTTTGCTAAATAATAATTCTTTAATTTGATCACCCATTTCAACACCTTTTGCGAATACTAAAGAATCATTACCTCTAAAATAACTAATATATCCATTTAACATCTTTTTTAAATACTCTTGTCCACCTTCCTTAAAATCCATTAAATGATTTCTATTTTGATTAAAAATTTGATCTCTACTCATTTGGTGTTTTTCTGGTCTTAAATAATTTATCATTTCAACAATTTCATCCGCAAAATTCTTCATTGGTGTTGCTGTAAGGAGAATAACTTTTAAATTTTTTGAATTTTCTATAATTTTTTTAAGAGCTTTTCCTTGATCATTTCCGACCATATTGTGCGCTTCATCAACAATTAAAAGAGTATTATCTAAATTTTCTAATTTATCAATTGATATATCTCTTTCAATATCTCCTTCAATACCCTTACGATATGTCTTAACAACTTTACCTTCTTCATTAACTTCTTTGTCAGATATTTTTTCACCCAATACACGTCTATAAAAATTTCTATATGATAATATACGATAATGTTGTAATGCATTCATGATTGCTTCTCTTTTCATTTGTTCTTTTAAATCATTGTTAATAAATCCTGATTGTAAAACAGTTGAATTAATATATGTATCTTTTGTACATGTTATTAATTCATTCTTCCATTGTTCTTTAATCATTGGACCAGAAACAAGAATATGAATCTTTGTTCCATAACGTCTAACTTGATCCTTGAAATTTTCAGCAATCGCTATTGCACCACATGTTTTACCAGTTCCTGTTCCATGAAAAATTAATATACCAGAATATGGAGTATTTGGACTAATATAATTGGATACAAATACTTGTTGTGATTTTAGAGTAAATTTACCGCCACAAACATCATCACGATATTTTTTAAGATCTTCATATGTTTCCATTTTTTGTCTTGGTTGGACTTTATTAATATAAAATTCACGTTTATCATAAATCTTTGATTGAAGAGTATCATCAGACGGGTCGGGATATCTATATTCTTTCTTCATCAAAGTAAGTAATTCATCTTCATTGTCACTCATATAATATTATAATAAAAAAATTGTTTAGAATATATTAAGAATTAGTTTAAATTTAAAGATTAATATATATTATTAGAGTATCCGAATAGTTTAGTGGTAGAATGAATGCCTACCAAGCATTTGGCTCGGGTTCGATTCCCGATTCGGATAAAATTAATTTTATATTATAAAGAATTATAATATAAAGGTTTAGTTATAATATATATTGTCTGAGTAGTTCAGTGGTAGAATAAATGCCTTCCACGCATTTGACCCGGGTTCGATTCCCGGCTCCGACATTTCCAAAATTTTTTATATTTAGATAAATATAAAATTTTTTTTGTTTATATATAGTTTTTAAAATGTTTTTAAGAATATGGAAACAAAGAATACAGATGCAAAGAATGTAGAAACAAAGATTTATAATCATACTGAAAAAAAAGATTTGGTTAAAAAAATAGAAAAACTTACTTCAAAGAATCAATATAAACAAATTTTTAAAATATTAAAGTCGAGTGGTATTAAGATAACACAAAATAGTAATGGTGTTTTTTTTAATATGAATGATTTAAATAATGATATTTTAAAAAAAATAGATGATTTTTTGGATTCAGTATTAAACCAAGAAAAATCTACAATAGATGTAAAATATTATAATAATGTTATTTTAAATACAACAACTGCTTCGGAGATGGATCATCCAAATATAATTGATTATAATAATGATTCAACTAATAATGATTAAATTATTTTATGTATTTTTTTTTGCTATTCTATTTTCACAATATTTGTTAATAGTATTTCTAATTTTTGTATATAATAAATAGATTATCATATTATTAATTGCTAAGAATAGAAAAACTACCAAAACAATAAAAACTACCTTGTATGTATCACTAAATGCGGAAGATATTTGTTCAGACGCTTCTGTAAATGCGGAAGTAATAGATTCACTCATTTTATATAATATGAAAATAATTTATTTTAGAAGTATTAAACTATACATTCTCGATTATATATTTTCAAATGTAAATTTTTTATTAAATTGTACTACTCCTGTTCCATTTGCACTTGCTAAAAATGTAACATCTACTTTATATTGATCATCAATTTTTGCCCATAAATTTACTGGTAAACCGCCATAATAAATTGCATCAAATACTATTACACCTTGATAATTATTTTCTAATAAAAATTGATATATAGTATATTGATAGTTTCCATCTGGAGGACCATGAGGTTCATCTGTTGGACTTATACAAAACACTGATGTAGAAAGTATTAAAGATTTATATTTATTTAATCCTTCAATTGTCATAATATCATCAATAATAATTGTTAAATTTGGAATTGATGGAATTGAATTAGGAAATTCTGGAAGAAGATTCCATCTATCAACTGTAGTTACTTTATTTGTAGGATTTATTGCTAATGCTACAGAATATTCACCAGATCTTGTTTCACACATTATAAGATTTTGATCATTTGATAAAGATGATAAATAGGCTAATAATTTATATGTTGATTGAGGAGCTAAAAAATTTTGTTGAACAGTTTCTTGAAATACATAACCGCTCATAGATGTTAAATCAACTGCATTTACCATTGTTTTTGTAATGTTTTGAGTACTCATTTATATATATATATTAAAAATATATATAAATATATTAAAATAAATTAATTAATATTTATTAAATAATATTTATCAAATAATATTTATCAATTAGATCAATTATTAAATATTTATCATCTAATAATATTTTTTTATTAAATATTATTTTATCATTTTTGATTCTAATTTTTAATATGTTATTTTTATAATAACCAGAATATTCTTTTGTTTCATCATATGCAAATGGAATAATAAAAGAGTATTCATTGGTATAAACTATATTACAATTACATTCATTAAAACATATATGAGAATCATTTGTAATTTTTGTTGTTGTTGAAATAGATATTAATTTATTTTTATTAATATCTGAAACTGATTGAGATATATGTTGAATATCTATTAAATTTAATTTTGATTTTTTATCATTTGAATAAATATATAATGAATCTTTTGTTATATTTTTATTATTAATACATCCATATATTTTTGTATTGTTTAATAAATTTCCATTGAATAATACACTACATATTGTTAATGAACTTTTTGAATTATTTAAATTATTTGTTGTAAAAATAATATCATTTAAATTTTCATACAAATTTACATAATTATAAAATTCTATATGAAGCATTTCAAATAAATTAATATATTTATTAGATATTCCAACAGATAAATTTATAAAATCTGGTTTGAATAATAGGATATTTCTTATTATATTTTGTAAATTTGTATTAATTATATAAATTAAATATTTTGAATTTTTCTTAATATCATAGATACTATTTTCACTTGACATTAAAACTATATTATTATAATCTATTCCAACAATATCTATTTGATTAGAATCATTACAAATATTTAATATTCTATATTCAAATTCAGGTATATTATCAATAATATGAACTTTATAATAATATAAATTGTCTTTATACATTTTTGTAATAGACAAAATTTCACATCTATTTTGACTACACATTAATTTTAAATTTTTTATAGATATATCATAATCTTCATCAGTAATATTTATAATTTCACCGTTATCTTCTACACCAATTATATAATAACATACTCCATTTCCTTCTAATAATCTATATTTTAATTGAGATAAAAGAGAATTATAACGCCTATCATTATTAAATTTAATAAATCTTTTATATTCAATACAGCCTTGATTATCTTCTCTTTCCATTTATAATATATTATAAATAAATTGTTATGTTGCAATTATTATGTTGCAATTATTTTTGCAATAATTTTTTCTGTTTTTGTTTTACTATATGAATATTTGTTGATTAATAAATCTCGAAGTTTTTTCTGATCAGGAGTTGTTATTTTTAATTGTGCATTTGTATATTGATTTCCTACTGGATTTTTAAAATATTCTCTTGCAGAATTACATTTATTTGCATATCCATTCGGAATCAAATATGGATCATTTTGAATTGAATTTAAATAATTTGCAATACTTCTGTGTTCATCAATAATTTCTTTTGCTTTACGAATTCCTATTCCTTCAAGATGATCTACATAATCACATCCTAATAGAATACATAAATCTATAAATTCATCATGGTTATAATTTAATTCATCTAATACTTTTTGAAGATCATATTCTACAATTTCATTTTTCTTTGATGATGAAATATTTCGTAGTAATTTTTTTGATCCAAAAGTTAATATATCCATATCTTCAGTTCCAACACCATATGCAATATCATTTTTTGTTAGAAGAGCACATTGAGAATCAGATTCTTCTAAAGATTCTATAATTGGTATTCCCATTGCTTTTAAAACTTCTTTACATTGATCCATTTGTTTAAATGATATATGGGTAGATCTTTTAAAATATTTAATTCTTTTATCTTCATCATCCATATTATCACACATTAATTTTTTATTAATTTCTCTATCTTCACGACGTTTATCTAATGTATCATTTTTTAATTTAGATGGTTTACCATCAAATACAAAGATTGGAATTATTCCATTATCTAAATATAATAATGTTTTACTTACAACTGCATGTATATGACTAGTCATATCTCCCTCTGTATTTATTAGATCTCCAGCAGTATTACGAATTGCTATTACATATTGATAAATTAGTAAACTTGCATCTATCGCGATTTTTTTACCTTTAAAATCTTCAAACTTTTTTTTAACGATACTGTTTGGTGCGAATATATTAATTAATGCATTTAGGTTTTTAATTCCCATGTAGTTTGTATTTCAACGAATATATTTAATAGGATTTATATAAAATATTTAAAATATCAATTTTTTCTGTATCAATTTTTTATTATATATTATATGAGTAGACTATTTAATAAATATTATAATAATATAGAATTTTTTGAAGAATCAGATGAGTCTGGTGAGAATGATACACAATCTGAAGAACAATCTACAGAAAATCAATCTACAACTGATGAGATAGTAAGTGAGAAAGTAACAAAAAAGATATCATCAATATTTCAATCACTACAAGATGTATTAAAAGAAGATGTTAAAAATAGAGACTACGATGAAGTAGATGATGAATTAACTGAAGATGAAGAAGAGGTAGATCCAGATAAAAAAGAAGTAGATGATATGTTTGAAGGAGATGAAAATGATGATGATGAATTAACAGATGAAGATATTGAAAATTTATTAAAAGACCGTTTTGGTGGTGGTACTGGTGATCCAGCAATGGATGCATTATTAGATAAATTAAATGATGAAAAAGATAATGACGTCTATGTTCCTCCAACATTTGATCCTAAACAATTAAAAGTAGATCCAAATTTAGATGAAAAATTAACAGATATGGGTCTTGACGATGATGATGCAGATGATAACTTATTTGCCCAAGGTGGGAAAAATGGTGAAAAGGCACTAGAAATGATTAATAATATTCAAGGAGAGGGAGATGAATTAGCAGATTTATTAATTTCAGTTCCAATTGATTTAATTAATTTAATGATGGATACAGTTTTAAAAATTATAGGAGCAGTATTTGAAAAACCAATAAATGCAATTGATACATATTTAGAACCAATACGTAATGCATTAAATCAAGTATACATAATTTTTCAAAAAATTGTTAAATTAATTAATAATATAATCGGATTACCTATTGCATTTGTTCAATTAGGATGGAGTGTATTATGTAATGTATTAAAAGTATTTGGTGTTAGATTAAAATGTAGTACAAATTTTGAAGTCAATAATATGTTAATAGAAATATATGAAAGTATTGCAAATATAAATATTTTTAAATTTAAAGATCTTGTTTATTCCTCAGAATTTAGAAATACTATTATGGAAGCAATTAGAGGATTATTTACAAAATTAAAAGATGTTATGTTTTTAATATTAAAAGTTATTAATTTAGCATCAAAAATGATTGAATATATATTTAATGTTATTAAAAATGTTATTAAGATTATAGATGAAGTAACAGAAAAAAATAATTTAATTGGATTTATTGTAGTTTGT